GACCTGATGCGCCATGACCGACCTCTGCAAGAGGGATCGCGCTTGAAGGCTGACGCTCTGAGAACATCTGCCAGAACTCAGGCTGAAGCTCACGCATCGCCCAAGCCTTACCTGCAACGCTCTCCTCAGCGGGTGTGATGCGGCCATCGCGCAGAAGTGTGCTCACTGCCTCGCGCTTCTCGATCTCAAGCTTCTCAGCCTCGATCTTCTCAAGTCGCTTGGTGAGAGCGTTGTTGCTCTCGCGCAGTGCGTTAATCTCATTGAGGAGTGTTGGTTCAACGGTCTCACTCATCTTGTAACTCTCTTTCTTCTCGTCTTGGTCCTCAGCGAGCTTCTCTTCATCGTCCTTAGACTCTGTGAGCTTCTCGTCATCATCAGACTTAGACTCCATCATTGATGACTCAGCGTCCTGCTTCATCTCTTTGATTTGATTCTCGAGCTCCTTGACCATCTCGTCTTTAGCGACGAGCATGGCGCGAAGGTCCTCAACTGTCATACTCTCGACGTTATCCATCTCAAGCCTCTCGTTTAGGATGACGCGGTCAATCTTGGAGTTTGATTGAGCGGGTCTTGGGGTTAGTGTGATTGCTAGCAATTGCGCGTCTCCCACCTTGGCCCCGCCAGCGCGGTCGAACACCTCGCCAGCTAAGAACTCAGGCGAGCTCCACAGAACACCACCAGCCTCGTTGACCACGTTGAGCCCTCGCTCATTGTAAGCGGGGTAGGCGTAGAGCCCATCCTCTCTGAGCTCGAGGTCAACGATTAATCCAAGAGCGTTGCCGCTCTCAGGTGGGGCTGGTGGTCCGCTCTGATAAGGTGATGTCGCGTGCTGCCAATCAATGATGACTGGGTCTGACTCTCGCCTCTCTTTGAACACGCGCACCATCTCAGCGAGCATTGACTCACTGATCTCCTTGCCTACGTTCTCGCCATTCATGCGCGAGCTCACTTGGCCAAGGCTCAGTGTCTTGAAGGGTCTACCGAGGGTGAGACCATCGGGGATATCGTAACTGACGTTGAGCGCCTCAGAGTATGCTCTGAGCGCTTGCGCCTGCCTGTCTGCAGCGTCCATCTGCTTAACTACCTTTCGAGCCCAAGCGAAGCCAGCGTCACCGCCCCAACCTTGCCACGCCTGCCAACCCTTCCCTTGATCGTCCCAAGTAGAGCCCTGCTTGTCTCCCTCATGACGAGTGAAGTAGTTGAGCATGCGCTTGACTGTGTCGGGTGAAAGCTCTTTACCGTTGGCGAGGTCACGAGCGCGAGCTATGCCCACCTCTGTCATCCCTCGCTGTGATGGAGGCTTGCTAGCTCGAACCTCTAGAGCGCGCTTGCCTGCGTCTTGAGCTCCTTGAGGGGGTTTAAAGTCAATGTGTGAGTAACGGCTTGGCGCGAGTAATTCAGACTTAGTTTCTGACTCAGTGCGCTGAGGGTGGCCTTTGGGGAGCAGGTCTAGATCGGTGTTATATGCCTTCTTGCGCTGACCTGTCCCGACCAACTTGAGGAACGTATTGACGCGAGCTAGCGCCCACTGATTGCGAGTCATACCAGGCCGATGGCTCACGCTGAATGCACCCGCGCCACGCCTAAACACAGCTTTGAGCGTGCCGAGGTCAACACGTCGGCTCTGCTTTGTATACCTAGCGTTATGCTTGTCACGCATCTGCTCAAGCGCCTTGAGCGCTGTGTCACCAATTTCAATGCCACCACGTGAGCCACTGGCTGAGCCCTCAGGATTGCGCTTAGACCCTGTTACACGCTCGGATGGCTTGGCGGGTGTCTGCGCTTGTGTGCGCTTCTTGATAGCCTTAACCATTCTTACGCCTCCTGATGAGTTGCTCAGCAAGAGCTGACACACCACCACCACCGCCCCCCGATGATGCCACCCTTGTCAGTGGTGAGCGCTGTGCATCCTCAGGCAGATCACCCGCGCCAAGCTTAGCTCTGATGATGCGCTCGAGCTCATCGTCAGGTGTGATGAGTCCCGCTTGGACTAGCCCTGGCAGCATAGCTAGTGACTCCGCTAGGTCATCAGTGTCTAGCCCAGTGTGCGTGAGTCGCGGGAGCTTTGAGGAGTCAACAGCGCCATAATTCCACCGGATGAGTCTGCCGATGGTCCCGCCCCCTCTGCGGTCTACACCACTGACCTGAGCGGCCACGAGATCACAAAGGTTGATCGCTGCACGTCTAAACACGCTCAGATGGATCTCACCGACTGAGCGCGCCCCTGTCTCAGTGTTCCCTAGATCAGCGAATTGAGCGAGAAACGCCGCCGCGATCTGAGAGTCGCACTTAGTGATGATGTTGATTGGACCATCTGCATAGAGATTAGGTTGAGCTGCGTATGTGTCGAATTTAACAGCACTGGTTTCAACGAGATAGCTCTGCTCTGCTGAGATAAACGCTTGAGCCTGAGCCTCAGCGTCGTCAATCATAGCGTCAATATCACCATCGGTGAGGCCGATCTGCTCAGCTACTGCGCGGTCAACTACCACTTTAGGAGTTGGGACTGCCCAACGATCTAACCCCACACACATGAGGTTAGCGACACGCTGCTTAGTGCGCCACCACCACCACACAGGCCTGAGCATCCCAACACCCTCGAAATTCGAACCTGTTCGATTGAGGGTGAGGAGCAGGAGCTTGTTTGCAGGGATGGGCTCGGGAACCTTGCCACCGCCCACCATGTTCTGCATCACTCCATCTAGGTGCTGATCATCTCGACTCAACCAACGACTGTGCGCGCTCGGCTCGCGGTCTGCATAGTGAGAGAGCCAAACCCTGACCTTGCCTGTGCTGTCAGGCCCAACTCTGTAAACCTCCTCAGCGTAGCGATAACCGATCGGCACGAACTCGAAGAGATAGCTAAGTTGATCTTCCCAAGATGTGGTCATCTGCCCCGCGTGACCATCTAGCCCCCAACACTCGTTGGCGTAGCGTGCGAGCTCCTCAGCCAAGAGATCCCCCTCAACGCCTGGCTCAAAGCGCCAAGACGCAGAGAGCAGAGTTTGGCGCAACATGTGCCATGAACGTCTGACGATGGGATCAGTACGCAGCATCTCCTCAGCCTCTTGGACCCAATTGAGCCCTGTAAGTTGAGCGTTGCTCTCTTTGGCAATCACTCCACCGCTGAGCTGTGTGCCCGATATGCCCCTCGAGCCGAATCGAGGCGATAGCGCCCTCATGTGTCGAGGTGTGTCACCTGTCTTGGACTCGCTCATGGGGTCTCCTAGGTCAACTTAAACAGTCGTCATTATACTGATAATCTGATCACGTGTCACTAGACTTATTTTCAGTGCTCTCCTGTTCAGTCTCAGGCAGCCACTCAGCGACGTGTTGATTTAGTTTCACATCCTCCTCTGTGCGATTCACCACGCGCAAGTCTGCGAGCTGATTGATGATTGCTGTTTGAACCTCTCTCAGCATGTCGCTCTTGAGCTGGCTGTTGATGTGAGCGTCACGTAGCCGAGCAATCAGCGCTGCGCGATCCGCCTCTTTAGATGCTAGCTCGTCTTTGAGTTGCTCGACCTCAGCAGGGTCACGACCACTAGCCACCGCTAGCATTGATGAGATAGAGCCAGTGAGCATCCCGATGATCCCTATGAGGATGTCACGATTCTCTTTGACGATGTCCACGTAGGCCAAGAATACGATGAGCCCGACCACCAACCCCATGAATATCACTGAGAACCACCACCCTCTGAGTGTGCGCTTGTCGTCATCTGTATTGATCATATAACTCCATCAGCCGCCCGATGAGCGGCGCTAGTTGGTGTTTAAGATAGGGGTACATGTGCGCGAGGATATAGCCCAAGCTGATGAGCGCGCCCCGATAGATCGCCCACTCAGCCCACTCTAGTAGTTTACGATGGCGAGCTCTGCTCTTGATCTTCTTGGGTCCCCCAACTCTGGTCACCTTGTCATTCCCCTGTGGTGGTTGCAGGTGCTTGATGTCAGAGCCTACTGCATAGATCACCTGTAGCTCGCGCACGCCCTTCATCTTGTAGATGCCGACACATGCAAAGCGGGTGTCACGTGGAGTCTGCTTGCTCGACCTCGAGCGCACTAGCGCGAACGCGTCACGAGTGAGGAGCACTTGACCCGCTTGACAGATTGACATGGTGCGCGCTGCAATATTCTTGGTGAGCCCCTCGAGCTCGACAGGCTTGGCGCCAACCAACACGTCAAGCTCACGCTGTCGCACCTCCACGACTGTTCCCCAGTGAATGCCGATTCGAGCGTTGATCTTGATCAATGGCGGGATGGTCATCTGATAATACAGACCAAAGTTGACCGCATCGATCACGCGCTCAAAGCTCAGAAGAAAACCATCAGAGCGGTCAATCTCTCGACCCCCAAAGCGATACATGAGGGTGCGCGCTCTACGGTCATGATATTGAAATAGGCGAGCCGCGTCATAGGCCCCAAACCGCTCAACAAATTTAGTCGAGCCAATGAGGTCGAGGATGACCACAGCCAGGTGCCTCTCTCTATAGGTCTCCTCCTGTCGGCTCATGAGTCACCACAATCACACTCACCGAACAGACAGCACTCACAGTCATCACCACACTCACACTCATCAGACTCACACGAATGGGCCACATCACAAGAGCATGGCTCGACCTCTCCGCACCAAGCGCACACTGTCTCATCTAGGTCTATGTCTTTCCACTCCATGTCATCACCTCCACGCCATGCTTCAAGAGGTAGGTCGCGCCCTGACAGGTGAGCTCAACCTGATGCGTTGTTATAACATAAACGCGAGTGACTCCACTGTGATGAATCGCCTTAGCGCAATTCAAACAGGGTGTGCGCGACACTGCCAACCAAGCGCCCAGCGTGGAGCTCCCTCGACGTGCAGCGTTGACGATGGCGTTGAGCTCTGCGTGATGACACCCTACTTCTGTCATGGTCCCGCTGATGATCTGCCTAGCGTCGCGCTCACAGTGGTCACCACCACATAGATCACCACCGCCTCTTGGTGGTCCGTTGTAGCCATCGCTGATGATCACCCATGACTCAGGCTCAAACAGCACAGCGCCCACATGACCTCGTGGACAGGGTGAGAGCTCACCGAGCATCTGAGCTTGTCTGAGTCGAGCTCTAATGTGTTTATTCATCCACGCCCCTCACCGCTTTGATGCTCGGGTACGGTCACATCATGAATATAATTAGAGAGGCGCTCAGCCTTGCCAAGCGTGATCAACCAAACGATCTCACTGAGTGGATGCGCTAGTAAGTTGTGTACTGTCCAATTCTTATAAAGCTTACTCATAGTCATCACTCAACAGGGCTGATACTGAGATGGGGAACCGCTCAAGCAGTTGGGCTTTAATCGCCTGTGCAGCTAAGCGCGTCTCAAGCTGTACGTGCTCGGTGGTCCTGAGCGCGATGAACTTAGCCCAGTTGTGTAGGTTGCCCGACATCCAAAACGAGGTGTAGAGGGAGACAGGCAAGACGAGCCTAGCGGTTTCACGTGAAACACCTCTAGCTATGAGCTCCTGATAGATCGCCATTGAGGTAGCAGCCGATGAGGTGAACAGCGCTCTGCAGTGGTCGAGGTCATCAGGGAGCTCATCAGATGAGCATTGGAGGTTGGTCTCTGCTTGGCGTCTGATCTCCTTTGGATGATAGACCATGAGATCCTTTGAAGTGTAGCGCCTGCTCACCTCGTTGAAGCTGAACGTCCTGTGACGCATGATCTGACGCGCCACGAACAAAGGCACAGTCACCTCAAACGTGGCGCTAATGTGCTCGAATGGTGAGGTGTGACCATGAGCCGCTAAGTACCTGATGAGCTTAGCGTCTTTGTCGCTCATGCCATTGGTGATGTCAGCGCTGAGCTTCTTGAAGCTCACACGAGCTGCTTGAGCTGGTGTCTCATCTGAGCCCATCACATCCAAGAGCAGCACCTCGCCCACGCCATCATTATAGATCCTCATCAGAACCCCCTCGTCTTTGAACCGCCGACCTTGACGCGGCGGTCCTTCGTTTTGTTTGTACTTCTAGACTGATATCGTCTCTGATCAACAGTCTGATCATCAGCCCATCGCCACATGATGCAGTCATAGCGGAGAGCGTCTAGTGGGTCCTCTCTGCCATCCTTGCGCGGCGTCTCCTTGTTGCGCTCCCAAGCGTAGCTCAGCAGAGCCTTTCTGATCGAATTGCCGTTGACGCGCTCACCCATGTCCCAGACCTCACGTGTGATGAGGTATTGGCGCCGAGTGAATGCGCGCTTGAGTTTGCCGACTCCGTTCAAGATGTCGGTTCTGATCGCGTCAGTGGTCGAGCGCAACGGCATACCAAGACCGTTGGGGGGAGCTGCGCGCATAGCTCTAAATGCTGATGCTCCTGTCTGATCATTCCGCGCTTTGCCTGCTTTGTCGGCTGCGCCATTGTCTAGCCATATCCGCTCACCTGGCGCTGTGCTCTGTAGAGCGCGAGGCCAAGCTGTAGTCAGGATGAGCTGAGCGAGCTGAGTCACAGTGACTTCAGCAGGGTTGAACTCGGCGCAGATCACATCAGCGTTGAGCTCCTCATCATGAGCGAGGATGAGCACTGATGGTTTCCTGAATCCCCAGTCAATGGCGATGCGTGCGCTCATGGTGGGCTTGTACTTCCAACCATCGATCACCATCGTTGAAGGGTCGAACTCAGCGTAGACTAGACCGCTTGGTGGCTTTGGTCGATTCATGACCATAGCCTCGCGCTCAGCCTCAGGGAGAAGCTTGGTGGCTTCAAACCACTCATCGCTCAGGTTGTCCTGATTGACATAGCTCGTGTAGAGCTTGGGCTGACAGCCTGAGGTCTCAGCCAAGCGGCACCACCATGCATCAGCGACAGGGAGCCCAACGAGGATCATGATGGGTGATGGTCCTGAGCGCAGACGTCCAAGCGCCTTGTGCGCCACCTCCTCTTCAAGTGTCTGACACTCGTCAATGAGGCAACACCCTGATGTGATGTTGAGACCCTCGAGAGGGTTATGCGTCGTGTCCCTAGTGCCAGGTCTGAAATACGATCTGCACCAAACCGTTGAGCCTGTTGATGGATCGCACCACTGCCTCAAGGTGTGGTTGTAGACCCAACCCAATGGCCCTAGCCACTTCTGCATCTCAGGCATCAAGACACTGTTGTAGCGTCCGTTGGTGTCGGTCACGAGTAATGTCGATGTACCCGCCCTCCACTTGGAAATGAAGAGGATGGCGAACACTAGCGCGCTCGTCTTACCCGCACCCCATCCACATCGAGCGCTCACCACACGGTGCTCACTCCTGATGCTTGCGATGATGTCACGCTG